AAACGTTTTAGTCCGTGGGAAAAGAAATCTTCAATAGATTATCTTGATGCAGTCAAAGAATATTATGGGTATAACACCGATAAAGCTTTGCAAGCCTTGAGAATTTTAAATAAAAAACAACTTGAAGATATTAAACGCTTAGTAAATAAAGGTGGAAAACGATGACGACTGATGTAGAAGTTAAGTGGAATCAAGCTGATATGGTTGAGGTGACTCTTAACGAACCTGATGATTTTCTCAAGGTTCGTGAGACGCTTACTCGCATCGGCGTTGCTTCCAGAAAAGAAAAGATTATCTATCAATCTTGCCATATCCTTCATAAGCAAGGCAAGTATTACATTGTGCATTTCAAAGAGTTGTTTGCTCTCGACGGAAAGAAAACAAATCTTTCGCTCAATGATGTGCAGCGTAGAAACAGAATCATTCAACTCCTTTCTGATTGGGGTCTGATTACTGTTACTAAACCAGAATCAATTGCTGATGTTGCACCACTCAATCAGATCAAAGTCCTTGCTTTTAAAGAGAAAGACGAATGGACTCTGGAGAGTAAATACAACATTGGTCGCAAGAAGACCGAAGCAACCGAATAATTTTGTAGGGGAGTCCGCACTCCCCTTTTTAATGTTTTCTGATATATAATATTGTGAGATGCCTACGGGGTCTCGAAATAAAACTCGCTTATTTAAGGAGAAAACAATGACTACTAAATACACCTGGGATATTTACTCCCCATTTTCAGTAGGTCTAGACGATGTGTTTAATCGTCTAGAGGCAATGTCTGGACATAATACCAGTTATCCACCCTACAATTTAATCAAACACGATGCAAGTAACTACGAAATTGAAATCGCTCTGGCTGGATTTAAGGCAGAGGAGATTGAGGTCTCTACAGAACAAAACATTCTCAGAGTTGCCTCTAAAGTTGAGAAACGAGATACTGAAAGAACATACCTACATAAAGGTCTCTCCAAACGTTCATTCAATAACTCCTGGCAACTTGCAGATGATGTCAGAGTATCCGCTGTAGATTTCGCTGATGGATTACTAACAATCTCATTGGAGAAGATTATCCCAGAACATCAGAAGAAGACAACTTATACTATTGGCAGACAATTAGATCCTAAATTTTTGACTGAAGGATAAATAGACGCGGGGCAACCCAAATATCGTCGGCAATAAGGGGCGAGCTGGCAACTATCAGCTCTTGCCCCTTTTTCATTTTTGTGCTACAATGTAATTATAAATTGGAGGATAGTATGGTCCCTAAGGTTTTGGTAATGAAGTCAGGCGAGCGTATCATCGCTGGTGCTTCTGAGATGACAGATAATGAAACGGGTAAAGGAATTTGTCTTGTTATTAAATGTCCTTATATTTTAACTTTGAATCCTAAAGAAGATACTACTGAAGAGTATTCTGTTAATTTTAGTAAATGGAATCCTTTTTCTAGTGACAATACATTTAATATTCCTTATGATTCTGTAGTTGCTCTTGGTGATGTAGAGCAAGGAATTTTAGATGTTTATATGGAAAGATTTGGACAAGAATTATATTACGAGGAAAATGATGCAGAATCTGAAACTGATATTACTGAAGACGAATGAATCTCTCGTTGCTCAAGTAGAAGAATTAGAAGTTGAATATGGTTTGCCTAATTGTAAATTAGTGCAACCATTTGCAGTGGGCACCGATTACATTTATGAAGATGATGCTCGCTGGGATCCTGAAAAACCGTTGGATGATTACATCGGGAAACCGTGTCAGAAAAGGGTTGTGCTTGAGCGATGGCCGTGGTATACTGACCAACGGGAGATCATTTTCCATTCGGATAATATCCTGACTATTCTTGCTCCCAACGCTGAGTTGGTAAAAGCATATATTGATGTGGTCCCTAGCATACTTGATGAAGAACCTGATGAAGTTTTACAAGAACGTTGAGCAAGTTGGTAATAAAATTCTAGTCCGTGCCCATGAAAACGGCACTGATGTAATGTATAGGGAGGACTTCAAACCCTCCCTTTTCGTGTCTTCAAACAAACAATCAGATTATAAAACACTTGACGGTCGCAATCTTCGTCGTGTCATGCCTGGCACTATTGCTGATTGTAGGCAGTTTGTGCAACAATATGCTGACGTAGAAGAGTTTGAAATTCATGGAAATACTAGATACTTATATCAGTATATCAACGAAAAATATTCAGAGGATGAAATCAAATTCGATAGCTCCCTCATCCGTGTCTTCACGATGGATATTGAGACGGCAGCAGAAAATGGATTTCCTAACATCGAGTCCGCTGACCAAGAGATTCTGCTCATTTCTATTCGTGATTCTTACACAAATAGAATCACTGTCTGGGGAAGCAAAAGTTTCTCGACTAAAGATAGACAGGTTGATTACATCCATTGCGACAATGAAACGAAACTCTTATCGTGCTTCCTCGGATGGTGGCAAGAAAATTACCCCGATGTAATCACTGGATGGAATGTCCAACTATTTGATATTCCATATATCTGTCGTCGTCTTGATAGAATTTTGGGGGACAAACATACTAAATTGCTTTCACCTTGGAAGTTGATTTCTGACAGAGAGATTTACATCAAAGGTCGTAAGCAGATTGCTTATGATATTCCTGGGGTTGCTTGTCTAGATTATCTTGAGTTGTATAAGAAATTTACTTATACTAATCAGGAATCATATCGTCTTGATCATATTGCTTTTGTGGAGTTGGAGCAAAACAAACTTGACCACTCTGAGTTTGATACCTTCAAGGAATTCTATACGAAAAATTGGAATAAGTTTGTTGAGTATAACATTCATGACGTGCGCCTTGTGGATAGACTTGACGACAAGATGAAGTTGCTTGAGTTGGCATTCACTATGGCATAT